ATTTCCTCCAGTAATAGCAGTCACTGCGTTATCTTTTATTTCTGAAATTTTATTTGTAAGATTATCTGCTTTATCAGCAATTACTTTTTTACTTATAATATTATTATTAGCATCAACCACATTTTCCATTTGAATTGGTGCTTCTATTTGCTCTGGAGCTAAAAGATCATATCCTGATACCCCAATAGTTCCTGCGTAAGTTGCCTTTAAAGATTTTCTGTTAGGTATAATTGCACTCATGGGAAAAGTTCTAGGTTTTTTACCTAAAGAAATAGAGCCATCTGGAAGAGGAGATAATCCTTTGTCATATTGATTTAATTTTTTTAATTGAGTTATTGGTTTTTTACCAATATTAATTAACTTATTAACAAAACCACCTGGATTATAATGTTGTCTTTGTGCTTGTTGAAACATAGGTCTTTGTAATATTTTTCTATTCATGTGACCTTTATGGTTTCTTATTGGCAAATCCTTGATATGCAGCGAGCCCTGTAATTCCGGCCCCTACTGCTTGCGCTAAAGGATTAGTGCCTGGTGCTGTAGACATCGTAATAGATGAAGCACTAGTTGGAGAACCTTGGAATATGTCGGAAACAAATCCTGCTCTTTGGTATGGCTCATAAAGCTGAGACATTTGTTGTTTAAATTTAGCATCCTCTTGCATCTGAGCATTTTGTTGTTGTAATGTTCCAGTTTGTAATAATCCTGTTACATCAGCTGTTTGCTGTTGCTGCTGTTGTTGTCCTAAACCAGCTGCTAGTTGAGCTCCTTGCTGCAATCGTTGTTGTTGATTTTGAAAGTTTTGTTGTGATTGCTGTTGTGCTTGTCCATAACCTTGAGCTAATGATTGACCAACTGCTTGCGCTCCTTGTGCTTGAAGCTCAGCACTTTGAATACCTTGTCTTGATCCACCAAACGATCCTGTTTTAGCAGCTTGCATGTTAGCTTGGTTTTGTGCTTGTGCAATTTGATCTTGAATACCTTGAGTTACATAACTTTGATATGGATTTAAATAATCTTTATAAGAATTAGGATCATAAGCTTGAGTAGATTGACCTGCCATGTTAGCTGCAGAATTTATGTAATTTTGATATGTTCCTAAACCTTTTTGTTGAGCTCCAAAAGCTTGTTGTTGATTAGGAGTAAATCCAGCAACTTGTTGAGTAGGTAATTGTAAAGCTGTTCCAGCTAGTTGACTAGCTGTGTCCATAAGCCCAAGCTTACGAGCTTCTATCTCCGGCGCCTCCCTTACATATTGGGTTTGCGTCGTTGTATCAGGTACACTAGGTCCACCGCCAAAACACATTTAATTATATCTCCAAATTGTTCCCATGTTATTAAACTTTAATTTTTCATATAAAGCCGGTCTATCAAAACCCGTACTAATAGGAAGGAGAACTGTACTTCCTGCACGGTATTGTTTTAACTCCGCTAATAATTTCTTAGCTATTGCATAAGATCTCTCTTCTGGCAATACATAAAACCATGTTTCAGAAATAAACTTTTCAGGAGAAAACCACCACTCTGAAGGAGCAGCACCAATACTTCCAATTAGTTTATTATCTTTATAGACATTATGAATAAATCCTTTTTCATAATGATGTTGCACAGTCGCAGTTACTTTATCTACATCTGGTGTAGGAAAAAGTTCACTGTAATCATCCCGAAACTTAAATAGTAATTTAATTGTTTCCGGTAAATCTTTTTTACTAGGTCTTTTGTATGTAAGAACCATTATTTTTTCCCTTTAGTTTTTCCGCCTTTTTTATAATTTCCTCTAGGACCTAAAATTTTTCTAGTGTTTACATCGAAAATAGAAAATTTTTCTGGATGTCTATCCATAGCTTTTCTTCTAGATTTAGGCGCTTTTTTAATAGCTTTAGCTAATACTTTTCTTTTACTTGCTACGTGAGGTGCAAACTTTCCTAAAGGAACTGAGTCTAAAGATTTTCCAACTTTTTTAGCTGCTACTATTGCTTTACCTATTGCTGCAAATGTTGTCATGCCATACCTTCCATCATTGTATCTTCTTCCATCATCATTCCTTGCGGTCCAATCATTTCAGTCATCGTTGTTTCTTCCATTCCTCCAAGTCCTTGTGACTCTGGGGAAGGTTGTCCACCTTGTTCAAAGTTCTTCATCATGTTCATCATACGTTCTGATCCTGTAGCGCGATCGCCACCACCAGCTCCTTCAACAGCTGCTGCTGTCATAACAAACTCTCCATCACTTAACATGGCTGGTATATCATCAGATGTCCCGGTTCCTGGGCCCACTGGCTCTCCACCTGGTCGCATGTCTAAATCACCACTAGGCATCATGTCACCCATGCCACCCATCAATGCTCCAAGGCCACCTTCTTGATAGTATCTACGAGGTGTACCACCTTGATTCATACCTTGAACTGTTTCTGTTTCTTCCATCATTTCTGAACCCATAGGTTTTGAGTATTGTTGGGTCATACCTTGAAGTTGTCCGCCAAGGCCTGCCATAGGTTGGTATTGAGTTGATTGTTGTTGTTCCATAACTTGTTCTATTATTTCTTGAACATTTTCAGGTGTTGGTTCCACACCATTTCCTTGTAAATACTCTGCTGCATATCGTGCAATAGCATTCATATTCATACCTTGTTCTACTGCTCCACCTTCCGCGTACTCTGGATAGTAATAAGGATTTTCTTTATCTTCATATATCTCTTCTATTTTAGAAGGGTCTGCCCATTCACCAAACATAAATCTTCCTGGATTACGTCCATAAAACATATTTAAAGGAGGACCTTTTTTCTTTTCTTTCTCTGGTGGATTAAATAAAAACTCACCCGTCATTGCTGCTGCAGGTGTTGTGGCATAAGCCATTCTCCCTACTTTTTCTTTTTGAGCTAATGCAAAAGGATCCATTGCTTGTTGAAAATTTGAAGGTATCATAGCTTTTTTTGCAGCCGCTGATGCTTGTCCTTTTGCAAGTTGTGCACTCATTTGTTTAGCTGTTTCTGCACTGCCTGCACCCATACTTTTAATTGCATTATTTCGAATAGTTTCTTCTGCTAGTTTTGCTTTCGTTGCTTCTGCTGCTGCAAGTTGTCCTCCACTTAACATACTTCCTAAACCACTTGTTATTGCACCCGTTGCAGCGCCTGTTAAAATCCCTTTCATAGGATCAGTTCCTCTGGCTGCTGCTGAAAGTCCTCCTGTTCCTCCACCTATTAAAGCGGCTAATATTAATGGATGTAACATTTATAAACTCCCTGCTATACTTTTAATTATTTCGTGAATTGCTACAGATACTTTTACATCACGTCTAATGTGATGTATCTCTGTTTCGGTTGCAGGGTTTTTAACATCATCGTCAGCTTCTTTATCTGACCCGTATTGTTTCCCTGTTTTAGTGTTGGTAATAGTTACTTCGGCTGGCACCACTATTTCAGGTACTTGTTCCCCGTTTACCGTAGTCCATTTTACTACACTATCATCTTTTATAGGCATGTTTACTCCTTATATCAAGTATTATTATTAATTTCAAGCACAGAAAGCACTACATGTAGCCTATCTGCATTACCTGGCGTGACCGTAATTATCTCTCCTTGCTTAGCTATTAAGGGTTCAGTTAGTAATTCTACAGGAACCACGGCTCCTACCACTATATCTTTACCTAAACTAAACACTGCACTTGCTGCATCTGTAATAGTTATAGTAATAGTACTACCAGCACTTGAGTCGTCACTAACTCTTATAGATTTGATTACAGCCTGTACCTTATCTGGCACTGTATACAGTACCACAGGGTTAGTATTTGTAGCTAAATCTACTTTGTAATTTGTATATACGTTACCCATTAAACCACGCAAACGCTTCATCATCATTACGCAACGTTTCCGGTGTGTAAGTACTATTAAGCAATAAAATTAATTGATCTAAGTTAGCAACTAGCTTATCTATTTGTACCTTATCATATTCTGGAGTTCCCTGTGGTGTTCTTGGTAAAATTATTTGTGCCATTATCGCATTCCATCTGGTTGTACATCAGCTCTGTATGTTCCATAACGCCAATTAGAACCTAACTCTGTAGTCTTTATACTAATTTGTGCTTGACGTCCACGTGCGCGTGTGTCTACTTTTTCTGTAGTGGATGTAACTGTATGTGCAATAGTAGTAGCAGTTGATGTAGGATATAATCTAAAAATTAAATCAACACCTACATTTCCTGTGATAACTTTAAAATCAGGTATAAATCTTTTAACTGATAGTAAATTTTCACCTGCCTGTGGAATAACAAAAGCACCAGAATTTAATTCTGATTCTAAAGCTACACCGTTTGCATCTGTTCCAAATTCTTGTGCATACATTAATGCACGTCCGTTAGTGACACCAGATATTTCTGTAGCCGGAGACAATGGGGCAACTGGTGTTGTTGAGCTGTTAGGATCAAAATCTAATGCATAAGGAAAATCATATACACCTTTATCAACCCATGAAGTTCTAGCTAATTCTCCTATGGACCAAGTTTTTTCTTCATAATTATAAGTAACATATCTATCTATTTGAGGTGATCCACTAGAAGGATAGAACCATGTTACTTCATTAAATTCACTGTTAAGACAAGCAAACGTATCTTTTTGTGATGCTTGATCTATATTTGTAAATACATAATCCTCCACGCTGCAAGGTATTTTTTTAACGGCACCATCAAACACGAAAAAAGAATCTTTACCCATCCAAAAAGCGTTCCCGTTCTGTTCTACTGCTGAGTGTAATCCTATAGCACCACATGCAGAGCCTAATTGAGAAAAACCAAATGTAAAAGGTGCACCTACTAATTGCATTTGATACAAAGCTGTATCTGTCCATACAAGTATAGCACCACGTGATCTTTTAGCAGTGATTAATTTACTACCATCTGTTAATCGTTGTGAGCCCGAAGTATTAGTAGATGTAGGTGTCCAATCATTTTCGTCTTCTTGATCAGACCAACGTATAAACATATCGTCTTGTGTAGTTGTACCTATAAGTTGTGTTCCAAAACATATAACATGTCTATCTGTACCAGAAACTAAAACAAATCTATTTTGAGTTGGGGCATTAGAAATAATTGCAGCTGCAACAGGTGTACCTGAACTAGCTGATGTGTCCCAGTAATATAGTGAGCCGTTAAACTGACATGCTAATAAATCTTCACCCCAGGTGTCCAAAGACCATTTACCTGAATCTAATTGTACTGTGTTAGGTGCTGCAATACCAGCTCTAGTCGTGTTCCATGTAGATAATCCCCAAGTACCTGCACCCCAACCATAACCGGCTATAGATATAACAGGGTTAGTATTAATTTCATATGATGCTGTTGCTGTTTCTGCAGAGGCACCTGTACTCGTTGCATCAGCAGTAGCTGTAATTTTATATTGTGATGTAGATACAACTTCTATTATTTCGTATTGTTTATTTTGTAATGTAGCTGCTGGTATACCATTTACTGCACCACTAACACTTGTTATGGTTACAAAGTCTCCTTCTATGGCTCCGTGTGCTGCGTCTGTTACTGTCACTGTAGGAGAATTATTTACAGTTATAAATCCTGTAATGTTACCCGCTGCTGTTGCGCGTGTTGGTGTAATATCATACCAAGCATCATTTTGATAAACGTATAATTTTTTATTAGTTCCTGTTGCTAAGTATTGTTCACCTCTAAGGTCAGACCAATCGACAATACCACGTGCTGCACCTATTAAAGTTTCTGTTGTAACTGTAGTAAAACCTCCTATTTTTTCTGGAAGACCATATCTAAATCTAACATTTTTACCAAAGAACCATTTACCTTCAGCACCATACTCGGTGTCTTGTTGGTCTATTCCTGGTGCTATTGGTACTTTTACAAGAGCCATTT